ATCATAATTTTATAGCAAATGGAATTATTGTACATAATTCAAATTATAAGGAAGCACGATCTGCATTTTATGAAGATACTGTTATGTCATATTTTACTTTATATTCAGAAGCCTTAACACACTGGATATTTGGTGGAGATCTGAATAATAATCTTTATATTAAGCCTTTGCTGGATAGTGTTCCCGCTTTTGCTGAAATGAAAGCAGCATTGTGGGAAAGAATAAAGACAGCAGATTTCCTTACTGATAATGAAAAAAGAAAGATGGTAGGACTAAAAACATATGGAACTGCTGGAGATTATATCTGGAAAGCTATGGGATTGACACCACTTACTGAAGAAGGAATAGCAGATATGCTTGCTCCTGTGGATGAAACAATTCCTGCTGATGATGCAGATAATCCAGACAATAAGCCAGCAGAAGATACTGAGGATACTACAGAATGATCAATCTTAGAAGCAAAAAATTACAAATAAGATATGCACGCTCTGTAGTAAATGCTTCTATCAAGTTCGAAAGAACATTTAGGAAGATAGTCAGATCAGCGATTAATGAGGAATACAGATTTATTGCAGACAGAGTAGCAAAAGGAAATCTTTCTCTGTCACTTCCTAATCCTCCATCTAAGATGCTAGTGAATAGATTGCTGCAATTGTATACTACTTCTGCAAAATACTTTGCAAATTTGGTGTATGATACAGCAAGAACTCTAGCGAAAAAGGATTTTGGACAGACATATATAGACACCAGATTGAATTATTTTAAAGCTTTAGCATTAGAGAAAGCCAATAATATTTCAAAGACTACAAAGAAAATAGCAATTAGAATCATAAAGAATGGTGTGAGAGACGGACTCTCTGGTGCAGAAATATCTAGAGAAATATTTAACCAGACAGGAATAGAGTCTCTTGCTAGAGCAGACAAGATAACAAGAACAGAAGTGCATAATGTACAGAATGAGTCTATGTTTGGTGCTGCAAAGACAGATCCAGATGTGTTTAAGAAGAAAAAATGGTTTGCTGTAGACGACGATAGAACTAGACAAGGACATTTAGAAGCTTCACAGGAAGAGCCTATAGGAATGGATGAAACATTCACTGTGAATATATATGATAGCAAAGGTAACTTTGTCGGAAGTGATGAGATGATTCATCCTGGTGATTTAACTGCAAGTGCTGCGAATGTAATATATTGCAGATGCTTATTATTATTTTTCTCAGATTAGCTGGAGGTGCAATATGAGTAATGAGAACAAGTGTTTTCAATTTAAAGCAGATGATGTAAGTCCAGAAGGTATATTCAAAGGATATGCTTCTGTATTTGGCGGCAAGCCAGACAGTTATGGGGATATTATTAAGTTTGGTGCATTCACAGATACAATAGTCAAAGGAGGTAAATTCAAATCATCCATTAAGATGCTTTTCAATCACAATAGAGATGCTATGATTGGAAAGTATCAATCATTAGAAGAGAATTCTAAAGGTCTTTCTGTTATAGGACAGCTAGCATTAGAGACTAATTCAGGACATGACACTCATGTGCTTATGAAGATGGGTGCTATTGATGCAATGTCTATCGGCTGGGAGCTTTTAAAAGAAGATGCGACAGGAAAAGCAGTGTCTACAGAAGAAGCTGTAGAGTTTGATGAAAAGAAGAATATACGATTACTTAAGAAGATTGATCTGTGGGAAATTTCTCCCGTGACATTTCCTGCACAGCCAAGAGCAAGTATTACAGATGTGAAATCTGCGATTGAATCTGCAAAGAATGAACGTGAACTTGAAGAAAGCTTGTGTGAGGCAGGTGTTTCAAGAAGTGCTGCAAAGTTTTTAGTTTCTAAGTGTAAATCTGCATTTAGATTCGAAGTAAAGAATGAGAATACTCATTTGCTTGCAGCATTAAAGAGTTTACGTGATACAAGTGTAGAAATTGCAGTACATTCTATATTGAATAGTGTTTCTGAATAACTATTAACTCTTTGCGAGATGCAAGGTATAATATAAACAGGAACAGATAATTATTTTTAGGAGGATATGATGGCTGAAACTACGTTTAACATTGAGGCTCTGAAAGATAAAGATGCTGGAGAAATTGCACTTGCTGTAGCCAAAGAAGTACAGTTAATTGGTGCAAATACCAAGCAGAATTATGAAGCGCTTCAACAGAGCTACAAGTCTCTGAAAGACACTGTAGACAAAGTGGACAAGACTGGGGAAGACTGGCAGAAGGCCGTAAAACTTGCTTCAGAAATTTCTACTCGTCAAGAAGAAAGCGACAAAGGGATCGCTGCTCTTAAAGCTTCTCAGGAAGCGATTGAAGTTCTTCTCAAGAGAACTCCTATTGCTGGAGACATAAGTCCACAGAAGAAAGAAAAGCTGGATAGTGAAATCAAGCAGTTTGCTGCTGACGTTCTCTCTATTCAGAAAAAAGGTCTTGGCGTTACTGCTGAAGATCTTGCTAACTTTATGAAGACAGATGTTCCTACAACTTTGGACAACTATCGCATAGCATTCGAGAAATTTGCGCGTTGCCAGGAATCAATGATTACTCCAGAAGATCGCAAAGATCTGTCTGTTGGTATTGATCCTGACGGTGGTTATACAGTAACTCCTACAATGTCTGCAAGAATTATCCAGAAACTTTTTGAATCTGATCCTATTAGACAGCTTGCTTCTGTAGAGTCTATCACAGGCGAAAGAATTGAAATGCTGGTAGATATTGATGAAGCAGATACTGGATGGGAAACTGAAACTGTATCTGGAGCAAAGACAGACACTTCTCGTCTTGAAAAGAAAGCTATCCATGTTGGTACTATGTATGCTCGTCCTCGTGCTACACAGAATATCTTGGATGATAGTGGTATCAATATCGAAGCATGGTTGTCCAATAAGATTGCACAGAAACTTGCTCGCACAGAAGGTGCTGCTTTCGTTACTGGTGATGGTGTAGGCAAGCCAAGAGGATTCTTAACATATGCCAATGGTACTGCTTATGGAACTATCGAACAGATCAACATGGGTGCTGCTGCTAATCTTACTGCTGATGGTTTTGTCAAACTGAAATACAGTCTTGTTGAAGGACTTATTGGTGCAATGACTGCATGGCTGATGAACCGTTCTACAGTAATGGCTGCAATGTTGCTTAAGAATGGTGATGGAGACTATATCTGGAAACCTGGATTTCAGGGTGATCCTACTGCTTCCATTCTTTCTATTCCTGTTCGCATGTCTAAGACATTGCCTGATGTTGCTGCTAATGCACTTGCTGTAGCGATTGCAGACTGGTCTGAAGCATATCAGATTGTTGACCGAATGGGAATCTCTGTGCAACGTGACCCATTTACTGTTAAGCCTTTCGTTGAATTCTATACTCGCAAGCGTGTGGGTGGTGATGTTGTTAACTTCGACGCCATTAAGATTGGCAAGATTTCTGGGTAATAGGAGGAAGTGATGAGAGATATCTATTCTAATTTTGGATGGCTGATTGCTTTAGGATCTGAATTGCGTTCTGCTGCTGTAGCAGGAGAGACAATTGATCTTCAGGCTTTTGATGCTGTCACGTTTATTGTCAATGGTGCAAGCTGTGACTCTGGTGCAGCTAATAGTGCTGCTGACTGCTTCAAATATGTAGTACAGCATGGGCTTGCTTCTGCTGCTGGTGTATCTGCATGGTCAAATGTTCCTGGCTCTCAGCTGATCCATTCTGTATATGGGGGATATGATTCCACAGCAGAAACTGGTGTGTTTGCTTTTGGATTCCAGTCCACGATGAACTCTGGTGCTACAATGAGACCTCAGTTTGTTGGATACAAGAAAGATGTTCTGCATAGATATGTAAGATTCTATCTTTCTATCTCTGGTAATCCATCCACTTGCTGGATTGGTGTTAACGCTGTTGCAGGTTATCCCAATCATTGGCCTGTGAATGTACCTGTAGAATAATTAAAGGAGGTTTGTGATGGATACTACTTATCAGCCTGCGATCTTTAAAGATGAAGGTGGAGACAGACAGAATTTTGCCTCTGCTGCATCTGTTAAGATCATTGATGAGGAGTTCACAGCCTCTGAATATCGAAACATCCTCAGAGGAACTAAGGCAATTACAATCACTAGAAGTAGTGGGAGTGTTGCCTTATCCTCACTTGGAGGAAGTGCACCCTGTGTAATTCCTTCTGAGTATGGTTTGATTATTATCAGCTGTGATACTTCTATGGCAACCATTTCAGCAAGAATGTATTCTGCTGTAGCTGGTGAAAGAGTCAGGATTCTGATGCGTGCACCTTCTGGTCTTAGTACTACAGTTCTTACACTCATGTTTTCTGGTAATGCCGATGGTATTGCAGGAGCAGGAGCAATAGGAACTATCTCTGGTGCACTTAGTTCTATTCTGCTTAATGGCTCTGCAGCTTCGATGGGATTTGTTGATCTGCTTGCTACTGCTGATGGAACTTGGGCTGTTGTTGGCAGAGGCTCTGTAACAGAAAGAGGTGTTGCATAATGAAAATACTGATGCTGAAAACAGTAAAAGGCTCTCCTAATGGAATTCTTGTAGAAGAATATCAGCAGGGTGAAACTTACGATGTGCAATCTGAGAGCCTTGTCAAAGTGTTCGTGGCAAATAACTATGCCACAGTATGCAAAGAAGCTTTTGATGAATTGAAAGCTGTAGAGCCTACATACGAGAAGAAGGTAATGTCTGCACCTAAAAATAAGCAGACAGAAACCAAAGAGGATTAAATGATAAGTGATGCCTTGACCAAACCAATGCAATTATTTAATACAAAGGTTGTTACTCCTCCTTCGATTGAACCAGTTTCATTGGAAGAGGTCAAGGCATTTAATAGAATCGACAGTAATGACGAGGACATACTTATTCAATCCTTTATTGAAGCATCAAGACAAAAGCTGGAGGACTATCTCGGCAAAGCTTTAATTAAGCAACTAATATCAGTGACATTTGATGAATGGGTCACAGACGTAATTGAGTTGCCGAGACCTCCTTTAATGTCTATTGTCAGTATTGTAACCATTGATGAGGATTCTGTAGAAACTATTTATGCATCATCTAATTATTTTGCAGTTCCAGAAAGCTCTTCAGTAGTTATAAAACAAGGATCAACATGGCCTGTAGCAGACAGATCTTATTCAGGATATAGGATTTATTTCTATGCTGGATATGGTGATACTGCAAAATCAGTTCCATCTAAATTAAGATTAGCAATTATGGAATGGTCTGCTTTGTGGTATGAATCTAGAATATTAGAGGACATACCAGAGTCAGTAAAAGCAAGACTAAGATACTTTAGGAAAATCAATATATGAAGAAACCTATTCTTGCTGGACAATTAAAGCATAGAATAAGAATACAGTCACCATTAGAAGTGCCAGATGAAGAATCAGGA